AGGAGCTCAGATAATGTTAAACAGCGGGAGGATCTATATTAACTCTAACAAAGAACATATCCTGATCTCTTCTGCCGATACTGTCGGTATCCTCGGACGTAGAGTTAACATAGATGGAGACAAATCTATTTCATTAGAAGCACCACTAATAACATTTACCGGAAAAGCATTAGACCCAAAAGAGCAACGCTCAGCAGTACGAGGTGAGGATTTATCCGCAGAGCTAGAAGGACTTTATAATCACATAGCAGATTTATCAAATGCGTTAACTGTAGTGTTAACTACTCTAAATTTTCCTCCTAATGAAGCAGCAGCTTTAACTAACTATATACGTAAAGATGGTCCGCTGAAACCGAGGTTTAAGAAGATGTTATCTAATCGCGTTAAATTAAGTTAATATGTCTACGTTATTAGAGCAATTTAAGAAAGTGCAACCTTGTGATGGACGAGGTATGATACAAATACTCCTTCAGATACTTACTGAAGAAGTTTTGGAGTTGAAGAATAGAGGTTGTCTAAAACTAGCAGACATATTTAATGAATACGGTATTACAGACTTTTCTCCATGTGAACAACTTAACGAGGAATTTTTAGAACAGATACAAGAAAGAGATCCGATTTACGCGATCAACACTTTACTCGCAACTCTAAACTTCCCACCTCACCTAATAAGTTTCTTAACCAGGGATGTAGGTAATGTAGAAGATCCAGAACTTATAACACAATACCAGAAAGAAGAGCAAGAAATTTACGAATGGTTACTTAACAGTCAACAAATAGCTCCACATCCTGCTACAGCAAGATACGTAAGGTATACTCAAGAAAATACAGTAATACCTTCAATGACTGCTGTAGAAGCTAACATTATTAGGCAGCATTATATTGACCAGGGCATCCAGGATATTTCCGCTATCGTACTAGATTACTTAAAATCAGAGATTACAGATAAGATTAAATGCCCTGAAGAAGCTACATTAAATAAGCTGATCAATATAGTTAATAATATTACTTCTACAACAAATATATTCCAAAGTAATTTTTCAAGATTACAATCAGCAGTAAACGTATCCTCAGCAACTGTATCCTCAATCAATCTTATCCTAGAGAAAGCAAGAATAGTTCTCGCAGCAAACGATGCTGCAATAGTAGCAGCGACTGCTTCTGGAGTAGGAGTAGTAGGAGTAGGTCCTATAGTACAGGCAAGTAGGTTGATAGATAAACAAGTTAGCAGATATGAAACAAGGTTACAGGAATTAGATGATATACTATGTAATGCTGCAAAAGTAATTACCTTTATATCTCTCCAATTAGGAGTTCTAAGAGCTCTTTTAGAAGTAATAAATGCTCTACTCAAATCCTGTATAGAAAAAACTGGAAGTAGTGCAACACTTCGCCAACTAAACCAGTTTACTGTTGACCTACCAGATAGTATTACATATAATGGGTATATAATCGAAGTACGGAGCACACCTTCGTCAACACCTCAACTACCCCAGAGATACGCAGTAGCAATCGACGAATTCGGCGTTGTTGTTTTAGAAGGACCTAGATCATACAGTTCCTCTACATCAGTACTAGTAGCTGAAATTAAATTTAGAATTGACAACCAATTAGGTTAAAACTATTTATAACTATGAAAGCATCTCAATTTAAAGAATTAATTAAAGAAGCAGTACGGGAAGTCATTAAAGAAGAATTCTCTACTCCTTCTCAACCGGTACAGGAGCAGGTTAAATACCAACCTACCGGAAACCCTATGCTTGATGCAATCAACGAAACACGCTCTTCAATGACTTCAGAAGATTACAGAAACCTTAACGGAGGAACTATGCAATCTTCAATGGCTCAAGCATTCAATAAAAGTGCATTTGTGCCCCAAGGTAGAGCAGTTAAACCAGTTTCAGATGATCCACAGGCAGTAGCTGCAGCAGTTGCCGCTGCTCCAAAGCAAGGATTAGATTTATCTCAACTAGGATTTATCAATAAAGCAGCAGCAATCGTAAATACAGCAGATAGAAAGCAAAGAGAAAAAAATGGCTTATAGAGTACAGAGAATATCACCAGTAGATTTGCAACCGAGAAAAGCAGTAGGGGTATCCGTACCTTTCTCTGGTGGCGCTGTATTTAACTCTACTTACCAAACTAAAGACGCTCTTAGAAGTAATTTAATTAACTTCTTTCTTACCGGAAAGAATGAAAGAGTACTTAACCTTAATATAGGATCTGGGTTAAGAGATTTTATCTTTGAAGCTATCACTGAAGATTCTATTGATATCGCAAAAGAGAAGATACGTAGAGACCTAGAAAACTACTTCCCGACTTTGCAAGTAAACGAACTAGTCCTGGAATCTTATGTAGACCAGAACCTGATAAGCTTTAAGTTAGCTTATTCTATTAGAGAAACAAACATAACCGACGAGGTATCTATAAACTTTGAACAATAATGGCCCAACAACGCGAAATACAGTATAACAATAAGTCCTTCACAGACTTACGTCAGCAGTTAATAGATTACGCTAAAAACTATTTCCCTGACACTTACAACGACTTCTCACCAACATCACCAGGTATGATGTTTATTGAGATGGCAGCGTATGTTGGAGACGTACTATCTTTCTACCAGGATATTCAGTTACAAGAAACACTTCTCCAGTACGCTCAAGAACCAAGTAACTTATATAGCTTAGCTTACATGATGGGGTACCGTCCGAAAGTATCCACTGCAGCTATCGCTGATATAGAGATCTCACAAGAAGTGCCTGCAAAGACCGTAAACGGAGAAAAAGTCCCTGATTTCGACTTTGCATTATCTCTAGCACCTCATATAGAATTAGAATCAACAGTAGGATCAACCAGATTTATCACACAGGATAAAGTAGACTTCTGGTATTCTAGCTCTTACGATCCTACAGATATTCTTATTAGTGAGACAATCGGAGGTTCTCCTTCAAAGTTTAAGTTGACTAAGAAAGTCAAAGCATATTCTGCGACAGTTAAGACTAAGTCCTATACTATCAACAACATAGAAAGATTCACTACACTTCAATTAACAGACACCGATATACTAGGAATCTTATCTATTGTTGACGAAGACGGTAACGAATGGACTGAAGTACCCTATCTGGCACAAGATACAATTCTAACAGAAGATTTAAATCCTGCTGTTAATCACCGTCAAGACACCCCTTACGTTTTAGAAGTAACCAGAGTACCACGTAGATACGTAACCAGATTTAAGTCGAATGGAACTTTAGATATTCAATTCGGTGCTGGACAAGACGGAGTAGAGGACAGTAAGATAACACCAGATCCGACTTATGTAGGTCTAGGTGATCAAATATTCGGTGTATCTAAGCTCGACGTAGCATACGATCCATCAAACTTCATGTACACAGGAGCTTACGGTATAGCACCACAAGGTACTCTCACAGTTACCTACTTAGTAGGCGGTAGTGTAGAAGCTAACGTATCATCTAATACAATTACAAACATCGCTAACACTTCTGGAAAAGTAACTGCAACTAACTTAGCTTATGAAACTACATTAGCCGTGACTAATCCAAAAGCAGCAACAGGAGGACGTGATGGTGATACAGTTGAAGAACTTAGACAAAATAGCTTACGTTCGTTTAATGAACAGTTAAGAGTTGTTACAAAAGAAGATTATAACATTAGAGCATTGACAATGCCAGCTCGATTAGGATCGGTTGCTAAAGTATACACTGTACAGGATCAATTACAATCTTCAAATAGTACTAAAGATGCTATTATTGACAGTAATCCTCTATCTCTGTCAATGTACATCTTATCATACGACTCAAATAAAAATTTAGCTCCTGCTAATATGTCGTTAAAGGAAAATCTTAAAAAGTATCTTAACCAATATAGAATGTTAACAGATGCAGTTAATATTAAAGATGCGTTTATAGTAAATATTGGAATAAAATACGATATAATTATTAGACCTTCAGCAACCGGACTGGATGTATTAACTAAGTGCACCGAAGCTCTACAAGATTACTTTGCAGTAGAGAAATGGAGTATTAACCAATCTATTAATGTATCAAAGATTTACACTTTACTAGATAAAGTAAAAGGTGTCCAGACTGTTAAGAATATTGAGATTTACAATAAAGCAGGCGGAGGTTATTCAAAATATGCTTACGATGTAAAAGGTGCAACTAAAAATAATATTGTGTACCCTTCTTACGATCCGTGTATTTTTGAAATAAAATATCCTGATACAGATATTGAAGGTCGCATAACTACTTTATAAATATTTATTAATAAACGATGGCTGTTTACAGAATTTTCCCAGAAAAGACCGCTACAATTTACTCAAGGTACCCTTTATTTAACGCTGGGTTAGATCCTATTATGGAGATTGATTCCTATTACATAGGAGAAGATTCTTATGTAGCCAGATCTCTCATTGCATTTAACACTAGCGAACAAGTAGATGTAATCGATAATATTATTGGCGATACTAACTTTACTGCTAATATTAAAATGTACCTTGCAGAAGGTGAAGAAGCTCCTACTACATATTCTATTAACGCATATCCTCTGTACGAAGAATGGGAAAGAGGTACTGGTCGATTCGGAGATAATCCATACGTAACAGATGGTGTTAACTGGCTATACAGTAAACCATCTCAATACTGGACCTCACCTCTCGTAACAAACACCACCGGTTCGTACACTACAGTAGATGTTGAAGGCGGTATCTGGTACACTGGATCATTTGGAGACAATTTAGAACATACACAAACACATACTGTAGACTCTACTCACGACATCGAATTGAATGTAACTGACTCAGTAAAACAACACTACAGCTACAGTAAAGGAGATGTATTAAATAATATTGCTAACAACGGGTTCATCCTTAAGTTAGATAATAACAATGAATTTCAGACAGAGCGTAATATCGTATTAAAATACTTCTCTGCTAACACTCATACAATTTACCCACCTACATTAGAGTTCAAATGGGATGATTCAATTTACGACTCAGAATTAGATACTGTATCTACAGATAATATTACACTATCAATAAAAGGTAATAAAGGAGTGTATACCGATGAAGGTAAGCAAAGATTTAGATTACACGTAAGACCTAAATTTCCACCTAGAACTTTCGCTACCTCTTCTAACTACCTAACTAATTACATACTGCCAGTAGAAACAGAATGGGGTATCCGTGATGAACACACTGAAGAGATGGTTATCGATTTTGATAAAATATACACAAGAGTGAGCTCTGATGATATTAGCAGCTACTTCGATGTATACATGGGAGCACTTCAACCTGAACGTCACTACAGAGTATTAATCAGATCAGTTATTGACGGTACATCGGTTGTATTTAATCAGGATTTGGTATTTAAAGTTGTAAGAAATGGCTAATGAGATTCAACTTAAACAGACAGTAGTTAATAGAGAAGAGCTAAATAATGCTATCGACACATCTTTTAA